GGTGACCCGCCGCTCGGAAGTTAGTCGAACAGGGAAGCTGGGTGTTGAGTCCAAGGACAAGATGAAGTCCAGAGGGCTGGACAGTCCGGATAGGGCTGATGCGGTTATGGGTTGTATATCCTGCGGCGGTGGAGTGGGTGGCAGTTGGGAGAGATTCAACGCTATCAGCCGTCCAACGGTGGGGGAGTTAATGGATGAAGCCAGTAGAAATTATGAAGAAGAAGCCTTGCCAAGCGGTATGTATGTGGGGTATTAGCTGTGGGGTATGGTCTTGACATTAAGGCGGTCGAGCATAAGGGGAGTGCCTCCATCAGAGGCAGTCTGTTATACTTGCGAAGAGATTGGGATGTGCGTTGCGGAAGACGTAGCCGTTGGTGGCTTTATTTGCGAGGAGTGTATAGGTCATGCGTTAAAGACAGAGATTCTGATAATGGCAACTTGGAGACGGGCAAACATGAGACATCCGGAACCTGAAGAGTTTTCTGATTGGGAGAATCACTAATGGCTAAAAAAGAAAAGAAACAAGACGGCCCTAACAAGGACGGGTATACAAAACCAACCAAGGCTGACTTGAAGGTTGGCAAAGCTGCACCCAGAGGGCGCAATAGGGGGAGAGGGAGATAATGAGTACAGAACTTTTCAGTCTCGTAAGTAATGACATCAGTTCCCGTGTGCGCTGGGAAACCAGACAAGCACTCTGGTATCAAATGCGTAATGACGGATTACGCCGCAAGCACAAGCCGTGGCCCAACGCATCCGATGTTCACTTTCCTTTAATTGATACAACCATCAACAAGCTCAAGCCGAGTTTCTTTCAACAGGCTATGGGCCTTGATGTGTTGGCGACATTCGTTCCCATGCGGAGCCAGCTAGCCGCTTTCACTTCCGCCGCTGAACAGTGGTTCTCGTACAAGCTAAATGAGAAGTCCAACTACGCCACAGAGGTGATGAGTTGGATTGACCATATGCTTGTCAGTGGTCATGGGATTTTGAAGGTATACTGGAATCCGGATAAGGGGCAGATAGAGTTTCAATCTGTTGACCCAGTTTACATGATTGTTCCACCGTGGACAAAAGAGATTGGTGGGGCTGACCGAGTTTGTCAGGTGATTCCCATGAGCCTTGAGTCATACAAGCGGGCAGGAATTTACAAGGACGACAAGAAAACGCTGGAAGCAATTTCGGGTGGGCAGAATGAAGAGGGCGGGATTCTCTCGGAACTGAAGAATAATAAAGAGGTGCGGGAAGGGCTTACTCATTCTATGGATGAGGAGCAAGTTATTGTGTGGGAGGTTTATTCGCGGGACAAGGACGGTGATTGGATAATGGAATGCTTCTCACCCCAAGCCCCTGACATCCCGCTTCGGAAGGAGATGAAGGTTCCGTTTGACCACGGTATGCCTCCGTTCATTTCATGTAAGTACGAGATTACTGGTGGTGGTTGGTATTCGCCTCGCGGAGTCTGCGAGATGCTAGGCCCGTTTGAGATTGCGCTTAACAAGACTTGGAACGAGAAGATGGATGCGGCAACGCTCCTCAATCAGCCGATGTTCAAGGCTGAACGTGACCTGCCTAACTCCGTTAACCTGCGGATGAAACCCGCGCAGATTCTTCCGTTTGGAATTGCTCCGGTTCAGATGCCGTCCACGCCGATTGACTTTGACAATGAGATGACTCAAACCCAGTCGATTGCAGAACAGCGGGTTACTGTTCCTGATTACGGAATCATGGCCGACAGGGACAGACGCACGGCAACCGAGATTGAATCCATAAATGCCCAAGCCCAACAGAACATGGACTTGCGTTTGCGCTTGTTCCGTCAGGCGTTGGGTGACCTGTTCCGTCAGGCTTGGAGCTTGCTGATTCAGTTTGATTCCAAGGACTTGCAGTATCGGTTCCTTGAGGACTCCCTTGCTGTTGACCCAGTAGCCCTCCACGAACAATATCAGATTGAACCTCGCGGCGGAATGGATATGGTGAGCAGGTCAATGCTGTTAAACAAAGCAGTCCAGCGAAAAGAACTCTTTATGAACTCGCCTTGGATAAATCAGGTTGAACTGGATAAGAGCATCATCGAGCTTGATGACCCCTCCCTTATTCCTAGATTGGTTCAAGACCCGAACCAGAAGGAAGTTGACGAGAGTGAGGATGAGCAGAGAACCCTCCCAGCCCTCCTTATTGGTCAAGTAATTCCGGTCAAGGCCGGTCAGAATTATCAGACTAGGATTGGAGTGATTATGGCTTTCTTGGAACAGTCCAGACAGACAGGGATGCAGGTAAGCCCGCAGGGTATGCAAGCTATCACAACAAGATTGGATGGATTGTTGTTGGCTATGGAAGAGGTTGATACCAATAATGCCCGTGCATTACGCAAGGACGTTATGGAATATCTGCAATCAATCGGGGCCGCTCCCCAGCCACAGGATGAGGAGGCTGCGATGATGGCACAAATGATGCAGCAGCAAGGCGGTGGTGGTCAGCCGCCTCCCCCCAACTTGGAAGCCCCACCCCAACCAACACCAGACGCTCCAATGCCAGTTGAGGAAACAGCATCAGTGGGAGTAGGACAGTAAGTACCGTACAGTACCCATGATAAGATTTTTTAGGTTTTTGAAGATTGCTTGGCGTCTATCAGGTAACATCCCTTGGGTGGGTGAACCTGAATGGGGAGCATCAGAAGCGAATTTACTACGCAAGTTCCTCGTCACAGTAGAGGGTAAGAAACTGCGGATGGTTCTTCTGAACATGGTTTTGAAGCAAAATCAGCAAGCTGTTTCGGAAAAGAAAAACCTTGCATTTGAAGCAGGGTTTGCGAATGGTGTTAGGACAACGGTTCACACTGTTGAGGTTCTGGCAAAGGATTTGGAAGAACCTAAAGAATTTACGGAAGATATATACGGAGCCGAATATCTTCCGAGTGAAGGCTCCACAGCAACGACTGGTCTACTTGGTGCGATGGCTGGTCGAGGATAAGCACTATTATTGGGAAGCATTATGCCAGAAGAATCCGGCGAAATTACCGCCGAACAACTGTTGGCCGCAGCAGAGCAGCATGACGCTGTTACTGATGTGGGTGAAACTCCAGTAGTCGAAATTGAGACTACGGAACCTGAACCGGAAGAGATTCCGGAAGAGCCACAAGTTGAGGCGGCGGAAGCCGAACCGGAGACTGATGAGCAGAATGCCGATAAGCCTGATAGTTCATTGACAGAAAGCGAGGCTCCTGAAACCGAGGAGCAGCCTAAAAGTAAGTGGGAAAAGAACGAAGCCCGTAAATCGAAATCTTGGAAGGAGATAAACTCCCAAAAAGAAGAGATTAAGCGACTTCGTGAAGAACTTGATTCGGAGAAAGGTAAGCTCAATGAGCGACACCAAGAACTGAATGAGGGGAAAGCCTACCGTGATAGTGATGGTTTTTCCGTAGCTGACTATGAGGAAGCTGCTGAAAAACTTGAGGGTGATGGTGACTACGACTTGGCCGAACAAACCCGCTCAAGAGCGCAAGAAGTTCTTGTAGAGGGTAAAAAGGCTGAAGAGGGTCATGCAGTAAAGGAAGCACAGACGAAGTGGGATGAGGCTAGGGCAGACCTGATGAGGGAAACCCCTGAACTCAAAGACTCTGAATCTGAACTTACCAAGACTGCTAACCAAATCCTTAAAGACCATCCTGACCTTATGTACGTCCCAGAGGGGCGGGGGTTGCGTCACGCAGTTCAGATTGCTGAATACAAAATAAAGGCTGCACAGTCGGAATCGAGTCAAGCTGAAGTTAAAGAACTAACAGAAAAACTAACAAAACTGGAAAAAAAGATGTCTATTAGTGGTGGGTTCACCAATGACAGGCCGGATGGAGAAAGAGCATTTACTGACCTCTCTGATGAGGAACAGGAATCGCATCTCCGTAAGGCCGCTATGTCACTTGATGATTCATTCTAACGGACGAAAGGTATAAATAATGGCTACTAATGTCACTACTGATGCCGCACTGGCTAACCAGTACCAAAATTATTTCAGCAAGAAATTGCTGACCTATGCTGTTCAAGCTCTGGTACTCGACCAGTTCGGCTCTAAAGCCCCACTTCCTGCGAAGTCGGGTCATAAAGCAATATCAATGTTTAGGTGGGATACACCGAAAGCAACTGATATCAACACCCTCACTGAAGGCGATGCCACCAGTGTGGGAGAACGGGCAATCTCGCTGACGAAAATCAGCAAGACGCTCATCCAACGTGGTCAGATTGTTAAACTGTCTGACGTTCTAAATGCAACGGATTTATTTAATTCCTTGCAACAGAGTGTCAAGATTAACGGACAAGATGCTGCCATTGATATGGACAACATCACGCGCAACATATTGGTTGGTTCCAATGTGGGCGATAACGTGAACTCTGGTGCGACTGCACAGGAAGGTGGATTTTCCACTGACCCAGCGACCAACCTTGATAACGGTGATTCACTCACTGAACTCTATGCGGATGGTACGAAGCAGACAGCCAGCGGAGGTCAATATACGACCTTTGAAGCTACGACTAGCGGTAATACGCTTGACGGAGCGGCTGTCCTAAACGCTGTTACGCAGCTAAAGGTTAACCGAGCGCAACCCACCAGCGGTGGGATGTACGCTTGTGTTGCTAGTCCTCAAGTATTGAGTGACCTAATGCAAGACAACACTTGGTTGAACGCATCGCAGTACAGTAATGTGGAAGAGTTGTATAAAGGTGAAGTTGGCCGTTTATTCGGCGCGAAGTTCATCATGACAACGAATCCGTTCATTACTGCTGATGCACTTGGAACTGACGCTGACCGCTTCATCTATGATGCTGCGGCTGGTGGCGGAACTGGTGCTGCTGCTGACGTTCACACCTCCCTGTTCTTGGGAGAAGGAGCGTATGGTGTGCCGGAACTGGCTAGTCAGTCTCCGTTCAGTCCGAAGATGATTATCACGGATTCAGCAGATAAGAGTGACCCTCTTAATATGCTGATTACCGCTGGTTTCAAAGTCTTCTGGACTGCTCTGCGGCAAAACACAAACTACTACGCCATCATGCGAAGCAAGACTGCTTCCACTGCGTAAAGGTTAAACACGTTATGCAGCCCAAAGGTGGCGTAACTCTTATTATTACTGTGGGAGGGGGAAATCCCCCCTCCTGCGGTAGTTCTGTTGACTCTAAAAAAGAAGGTAATGAAATGATTAAAGTTCCTATGGAAGCGTTGGTTTCCGAAACCGAGGGAGGGGAAGCTCTTTCTCCTGCTATTGGCGATTCTGTTGTTCTTGATTCTGTCGAGGGCGAGGTTGTTGCTGTGAATGAAGATGGCACTGCCCATATCCAAATCAAAACTGCTGGCGGTGTGCCGGTTGAGTATATTGAAGACGTAGTTGAGGAGATTCCGGTTGATGCGGAAGCACTTGATGCGGAGGAAGCTGCTCTTGACGCCGAGGGCGACGAACTTTTGGCTGCTGCGGAAGCGGTAGACGAAGAAGCACTATTCTAATATGCCTCTTTACTCCTTTGAGTCGGAGCGTGGGGATGTTGTTGAGCAGTTGGTTCCAATAGGAACCGAGCAAATCGACATTGACGGAAAGGCGTATACTCGCCAATCGGCCCCAGAGGGGTTCGTTTTGGTTGGGGCATCTGGAAAAACCTACTCGCAAGCCGAGCAGGTTAAGGACGGATACTATAAACTGGAACAGACAGAAGGCTCAAGGTTTCTGAAGAAGTCACAGTTTACAACAAAACAAATTAAGAAAGCGTGGGGGTTTTAGATGGCTACATTAACAGGAAGAACTATTGCGGCGAGTTACGCTGAACTACTAAAGACCACATCGGCAAGTGGGATTACTGGTTCACTGGATACCGTACAGGACGGGGACGCTACTGATTCTGCGTTGCAGTTGAGCAGTGGCGCAGTCAAGTCCACCGGAACTCTTGAGGTTGCTGGCACAGCCACATTGTCCACTAGCGTTACCCTTGCGACAGGTGCAACGGTTACGGGGATTGACAACGGCGACCTTGCGACAGGTTCGGCAACTCTTCTTGCTACGCAAGGAGCGGTCAAGACTTACGTTGACGCACAGGTTGGAGCTTCCGATGCGCTATCCGAGGTTCTAACAAACGGCAACACGACAGGTTCGACCAACATCATTGTCACCGCTGGCCAGTCAATAACAACTGATACAATTTCCGAAACAACCGCTGCTGCGGGCGTAACTGTTGACAGCGTTCTGGTTAAGGACAATACCGTTACGGCAACAACATTCACTGGGGCGTTGACTGGTAACGTGACTGGGGATGTCACTGGCGACCTAACCGGCGACAGTGCGGGTACGCATACTGGCGCGGTGACTGGTAACGTGACAGGCAATGTAACTGGAGATTTAACTGGAGATAGTTCGGGTACGCATACGGGTGCAGTCACGGGCGACGTGACGGGAGATTTAACCGGAGATAGCGCAGGGACACACACCGGAGCAGTCACAGGTAATGTAACGGGTAATGTAACGGGAGATGTTACGGGGGATGTAACGGGAGATGTTACCGGAGATTTAACCGGAAATGTTACTGCTACATCCGTTCTTGCTGACGGGGTTGTGGGGACAACTCAATCTGCTTCTAATAACTCCACGAAGGTTGCAACCACTGCTTATGTGGACGCACAGGTGGGAACTTCCGATACGTTATCCGAGGTGTTGGCTAATGGAGGCACGGCGACAAGCTCGGCTCTTGCAGGGGTCATGTCTGATGAAACAGGCAGCGGCTCACTTGTTTTTGCGACCAGTCCGACTCTGGTCACTCCAGCACTCGGAACTCCAGCAAGCGGTGTGGCAACAAACCTGACTGGAACAGCAGGAAGCCTGACAGCGGGAACCGTCACCACGAATGCGAATTTAACCGGCGACATCACATCGACTGGCAATGCCACCGCCATCGCAGCGGGCGTAATTATTGATGCAGATGTAAAATCTGATGCTGCCATAGCTTACTCAAAGCTGGGTACTATCCCTACTTGGAATCAATCCACCACGGGCAACGCTGACACAGTCACAACTAATGCAAATTTAACCGGCGATATTACCAGTGTAGGCAACGCGACTACGTTTGCTGGCAACTTGCCGGTTGCAAACTTAAACAGCGGCACTGGCGCGGGGGCAACGACTTTTTGGCGTGGTGATGGAACTTGGGTAACACCTTCCGGCGGCGGCGATGTCGCTAAAGTCGGCACACCCGTTGACAATCAAGTGGGCGTGTGGACGGGTGACGGCACGATTGAAGGAACCAGCAGCCTCGTTTTTTCTGGGGGTCAGATTTTAACAAAAGACACTAGCGGTGATGCTTCGGTAAAGGTGTGGGCGGGCGGAAGCAGCGACCCAAGACTTCAGTTTACCGTAGAAGGCGCGACTGACTATGTAATCGGATTAGATAATGATGCTGGTGATGCCCTGAAATTCTGTCGGAGTTCCACTGTCGGGACAACGACTCAAATGACCATCGACTCGGCTGGCCTCGTTGGCATAGGTACTGCGGTACCAGCGCAAAAGCTGTCAATCCATCAAGGTCACGTTAAATGTGACGCTGGATTCGGCTACGGCTGGGGTGATTTGAACACGGGGATGTTTGGACGAGGAACTGCGGATTCATTAAGCCACCTTGGGTTACGGGTAAATGGTGGAACGGACGCTCTATATATCGACTCGGCGGGCGACGTCGCCATCGGGACGACCGTGGGGGGAGCAAAGCTGGGAGTCGTTGGCGCGATACATACATTCGGGACAGGCGTGACCCCATCGGCTACCTCCGGCTTTCAGTTGTCGGCAAGCAACTCAAACGACGACGGGTATCTTTGGAATTTTGAAGATGCGGATATACTTTTCGCTACAAATAACACCGAACGCTTACGAATCACAGCGGCGGGCAACGTCGGCATAGGAGTTTCGGTGCCAGCGGCAAAATTGGACGTGGGAGGACAGATTCTGGGGGTGGCCGGTGCGCTTTCAGCACCTACGTTTTCATTTAGCGACGATACAACCGCTGGAATAAGCCGCCCAACAACTGGGACTGTGAACATCGTAACGGGCGGAACCGAACGCGTACGAATCAACAGCACGGGCGTCGGCATAGGCGGTACGCCAACATCGAAGTTTGAATTATTCGGGACGAACGGCAACGTACAGATTGCAGCCGATGGCAACACAGTTGACTACACCCGCAATGGGGCAAACTACCTCTACGCCAATGCGGGGAGCAGTTCCTCATTAAAATTGCAGGGCCAGCACTCATTGCAATTCTCTACTGGTGCAAGCCAGACCGAACGCCTACGAATCGACAGCGCGGGCCTCGTTGGCATAGGAAAAACTCCAACTACCGTACTTGATATTGCGGATGATGGAACTGGCTTGAGGCTGTCGAGAGGCACTGTAGATTTAAGACTTTCTGACAACACGACGAACGGCAATATCGGTACGGAGTCGAATCACAATTTATACATAAGAACTAATTCGGCTAACCGGATTGCCGTCACCAACGCTGGTTATATCGGCATAGGTACGGATTCGCCGGCTGCATTGCTATCTCTTGATGGTGGTACTGACGACTGGACGTCTGGGCTACAACTCAATAATAATTCAAACTATATCGGTAATATTTATATGGGAGGTGCAGCCACCAACCGAATGACTTTTTATAACCGAAATACTGGAGGAGGTTCATGGGACTGGATGGACAGCGGTACAGGGAGTGGTGATGTAACGTATATGACTCTCGCAGAGGGCAAACTTGGCATAGGCACTTCTGTGCCTCAATTGGCGAAATTAGACGTTGTCGGAGCGATAGGGCAATCTGGTGCTACATGGACGACTGGTGCGCGAGCAAATTCCCTAGTAATTGATAATAACGTAGGGGCCGCTCGATTTCACGCTGTCGGCGCAGACGCGACCACGATGGGGTCATTTAATTTCTACACGGCAGAGACTGATGGAGGTGCTTTAGAACGATTAACCATTTCAGCGGCGGGCCTCGTTGGCGTAGGACGCACCCCAACCACACACCCTCTTGAAGTTCAAGGGACTATTGCCTCCTCTTTAGGAATGTTTCGCGCAATAGGAACTGACCAACCTGCTTACTTACGCTCCACAGGAACTGGCGTAATTAAAATTGGTGACGTTGACGGTACTGGAGAAATCCAACTCGGTGCGGCTGGCGGGGATGTTCAGGTTATTAACAATTTAGGAATAGGTCAGGTGGCGACAGGGTTACTAGATGTCGCGGGTGATTTCGTAGTAGCCTCCACAGGCCGAGTCACCGTCAAGAAGTCCAGTAACTCCGAGATAGTCGATCAAGCATCTGGAACCTGTGACCTATCTGCATCTAATAATTATCAAGTCACCATAGGCGGGGCAACCACCATAAATCTCACGAGTGGCACAGATGGACAGAGCGGCGTGATTAAGATTGTCCACGATGGCTCTAATGTCCCTACCTTCACCTCTAGCCAGATCAAGTGGGAAGGCGGCACAGTCCCTACACCCAGCACCGGATCAGGTGACATAGATTTAATAGCTTACTATGTGGATGGAGACATCTACGGAGTATACCTAAAGGGAATGGCCTAGTAATTTAGTAACCCCATAACACAAAACAAATAAATAATGAAAGCATTCACAAGATTAGAAGCACGAATCATCCCAGAAAAAGATGGGTTGAAAAACGTGGTAACAGAGTTAGTGGTTGGCATGACCTACACCGATGACGACAGCGGACTATCCGTTTATCGTGATACATTGGTGTCCCTGCCCGCCCCAGACGAAGCAGACTTCATCGCCTTTGATGACATTGACGAGGCGTGGTGCCTTTCGATTGCCGACAAAGTAGCGGCTGATAACGATTGGGAAACCAGTATGGCTGCTGAAGTTGAAGCCGCAAAAAGTCGCCCAATCTCAAAGCCATTCTCGTTCCAAGAGCCAAAAGTTGAGGCGTAAGAAATGGCGTTCGGCGGAACAAATCCTTTGCTGCTGAAGAAAGCTGCGGCTGCTGATTATGTGGTGACGAAGTCGTTGCGGTTTAATGATGGGGATACGCCCAGTTTAAGCCGGACGCCATCTGTTGCCGGAAACCGAAAGACGTTTACATTTAGTTGCTGGTTCAAGCTGTCCAAGGTAGTTGGCTCCAGTTCTGCCTATATGTTTTCGGCAGGAACATCAGGTGAGCGGTTCGGCATAATGATTCGTGATGATGTGCTTCGCGTGGATGGAAACGGGGGAATATATTTAACGTCAGCTAACAAGATTCGTGATTTAAGTGGGTGGATGCACATCTGCATAGAAATTGACACGACCCAATCTACATCCACTGAACGAATTAAGTTGTATATTAATGGGGCCGAAGCAACATATAACACCTACACCCCACCAGGGCAGGACGCGTCACTTCAGGTCAACGATACGGTACTTCATCTTGTCGGGGAAGATGCCGAGACGGGGGGTAATAATTTTGACGGCTACCTAGCTGACGTAAACTTCATCGACGGCATAGCACTTGACGCCGCCAGCTTTGGGGAGGAGGATGCCACTACGGGCCAGTGGAAACCGAAGGCATTCAGCGGAACCTATGGCGACAATGGATTTCATCTGGATTTCGAGGATGACACCGCCATCGGCAATGATGTGAGCGGGGAGGGAAACGATTTCACAGCCACCAACCTCGCCGCCTCGGATGTTGTGAATGATACTCCGACTGATAATTATGCGGTCTTAAACCCCCTAGTCATCACCCATTCCGGTGTGGGTTACGATACGTTCTCCGAAGGCAACACGAAGGTCGTTACGGATGGAGGCGGGCGACCGATAATTCCATCCACAATTTTTATGCCGCCAAACAGCGGAACATATTATGCTGAATTTACGTTGAGTGCCGGAGCGGCAATGTACGGTATCGCTAGGAGTGACGTACCAAATGCTGATGACTGCACGACAAGCAGTAAGATTTGGGGTTACGAGTCTAACGCAGGAACGCAGTACAAAGTTAACTCTGGGAGTTATGTGTCTTTGGGAACGGCCCCATCGTACCCAGTCAAAAACGGAGTGAGTTATAATACCGCAACTGGCGAGGTTAAATTCTTTGTTGGCGGCTCGGATATTGGCGGGTACACCGGATTGTCTACGGATTATTCTTACGGGTTTTTCGTTGGTGACGGCAGCACCTCCGTATCCACTACAATAACCGCTCACTTTGATTCAGATGATTGGGACAACACTCCGAGCGGGGTTAAGCAGCTGTCCACAGGCAACCTCCCAACCCCCACAATCGCCAAGCCATCGGAGTATTTTAACACGGTGCTGTATGCGGGCAACTCGCCTTCTGACAACGACATAACAACAGTTGGATTTCAAGCAGACCTAACGTGGATAAAGTGTCGGAACCTATCTGCACACGACCACGCGCTGTACGATTCCGTGCGGGGAGCAACGAAGCAACTTCAGTCAAATACGACCAACACCGAGAGTACAGTTTCAGAAGGGCTAAAAAGCTGGGATGGAGACGGGTTTACAGTCGGTTCCAATGGGGATGCTAATGACGGTGTAGGAACTTTAGTCGCGTGGAACTGGCTGGCTGGAACCTCCCCATCGACATCGCACACCTACGAATTACGCCTAGACTTGACCACATCTTTGGGAGGTGGCTGGGGTGACTCTGGTTCTTACGATACGCCACGCCTTAAAGTGTACGAAGATAGGGGTTCCGGTAATGTGTTTCTGGGGTACGCTACAGTTACCTCTTCTGACGATTACTCGGCGAGCTATGTAATCAATACTAACAATAAGTTAGCGATTGAAATTGTCTGGGAATATGACGATTCGGATGAAGGTATGAACGCAGGTGACCCAAGCTATCCAGCAGGTACGCTCAAGGATGGGTCTACAACGATGGCAACGTGGGTAGAGGGAACTCCAGACGTTACGGATGGCGCAACCTTCATAGCTAAAACATCGGGCCAAACCGCGTCTGGAACTGGGACGCTAGTAACGTGGGCGGGCGGTGCAACAGGTTCCAGCTACAACGCTGATGCTGGGTTTTCCATCGTTACTTACACAGGCGATGATTATGACGGTGCGGGGACTGAACAAACGATTAACCACAACCTCGGAGTCGCTCCCGAAATGGTTATCGTAAAGGGTCGGACTGACGAAAACGGAATGACTGTTGGCTGGGGCGTGTATCACAAAGACCTCACGGTAGACAACTTACTCTATCTAAACACCAACGATGAGGAGTATCCAATGACGACGATGCCCATCACCAGTATCACAGACGCATCGGTGGGGTTCCTCGACGACTACGGGTCTGGCTTCAACTACGGCGGGGATGCTTCGGCTTCCGCTGACGATTATGTGGCGTATTTTTTCGCTAGTGTGGAGGGGTATTCAAAGATGGGAAGCTACGCGGGCAATTCTTTGGCTGATGGGCCGTTCGTGTACTGCGGATTTACGCCAGAGTTTATTCTAATAAAAAATACAGGTGGTTCGTACGGGTGGTTCGTTTGGGACACCGTGCGGAACACAGGACAACCGCTTACGGATTATCTGTACGCAGACACATCTGACGCCGAAGCCACCGATGGTGACTACATTATTGATGTGGTGTCGAACGGCTTTCAGCCCCGCGCCGAATCATCCGGTATGAACAATACATCTTACAACTATATATACTACGCCGTGGCTAAAAATCCATTTAAGTACGCAAACGCAAGGTAAACTATGTATTACGCAAACGACAGAAAACTCCCACTCGACAGAGCATTCACGCTGAACGACATCAGTTTCCCTGCCAACTGGTTGCGGCTGGCTGGGGCAGAGGATAAGGCGGCTCAAGGCATTGAGTGGAGGGATGACCCAGCACTTAAATTTAAGAACGAAAAGTTTTATTACAACACCGTGCAGGACGGTGAGGTGGTATCGACTCCAAAAGATTTAGATATGCTAAAGCGGGGGATGATTGGTGATGCAAATCGAGCCGCACACTCGATGCTGGCGCAATCAGACTGGATTATTGTTCGCTGGAAGGAAGGTGGCAATGCACCGGACGCAAGTTGGCTGGAGTACCGGACGGCAGTTCGTGCAGAGGCTAATCGTCAGTGCGACCACATCAATGCCTCCCCTAATATAGATTCACTTGAAACGGTAAAGCCTAACTGGCCTGAATCGCCTGACGCGAAAGCGGAACGCGAGCGGCGCGAGGCAGAGATTGAAGCTGCCAGATTAGAGAGAGAAGAGAATGATTGATTTAAACGATATAAAAGTGGGGTTTGCCTCCGCGAGCGGTCTAGGCAACTGGATGTTGGAGATTGATACTGCTCTCCATATTTGCATCTCGGTTGCTTCGCTCGTTTATATCGTACTTAAAATAAGACAACTGATAAAAAATAACAAAGATGAAGGATAAACTAAAATCGAGAAAGCTCTGGATGGCTATTGGCGGTCTTTTGACCGTACTGGCTACCGAGTGGTTGAACCTGTCACCAGCAGTGGCGGAGAATGTGATTGGTGCGGTTATCATTATCGTGCCAGCTTACATTGGC